GTTCTATGGCAATACGCCCATGACTGACACTGAAGGTGCAACTGACACTTACGGAACGTATCCAGGCAACCCCAACAGCTATGGTATGTGGTTCACACCACCAGACATTGGTGTTACAGTGATTTGTATTTTTGTCAACGGTGACAGATCACAGGGATTTTACATTGGTGTAATACCTGAGCAAGGCCTGGGCAACATGGTACCAGCTATTGCATCTAGCACCAAGTACGAAATTGGCAACGAAAATCAAAAAGAATATTTTGCCGAAGCTTCGAGATTGCCAGTAAGCGAAATCAACGTCAACAATGTTGAAGTTTTTAACGATCCCAGATTCTTTGATGCTGTAAAACCAGTGCATGGTTATCTAGCACAGAGCTTGTTCCAGCAAGGCTTAATTGAAGATCTTGAACGAGGCACTATACGTTCCAGCAGCCAACGTGAAACACCATCAGCAGTGTTTGGTGTTTCAACTCCAGGTATACCAATTTATCAAGGTGGTATGACACCTAACGACATTAGAACCAAACTTGATTCTGGGGAGATAAAACCCAGTCAAGCCAAGGTAATTGGTCGTGTTGGCGGGCATAGTCTTGTCATGGACGATGGGGACTTAGATGGGGACAATGCACTGTTTAGATTGCGCACAAGTTTAGGTCATCAAATTACCATGAGTGACAGTGGCAATTTCTTTTACATCATACATGCCAATGGACAAACTTGGATTGAGTTTGGCGTAGAAGGCACAGTAGATGTGTATGCTACAAATTCTGTAAACATTCGCACCAAGGGCGACATTAACTTGCATGCTGACCGCGACATTAATATGTTTGCTGGCCGCAATCTCAACGCTAAGTCTGTGGAAGCCACACACATTGAAGCCATGACAGACATGACAATTACCAGTCAAGGCGCTTGGACTGCATACAGCAAATCAACCATTGGCATCAAAGCTGATGGAACATTGACTCTTAACAGTGCTGGCGGAAGCTGGGGCGGCGGAGACAGTTTGGTATTCCAGGCTGGCGGTATTGACTTAAATGGGCCCAGTGCAAGTCAAGTTGAAACTCCTAACCCGTTGACAAAAACCTTGCTTGATGACACTGAATTTGACACCAGCAAAGGGTGGATTGTCAAGCCTGAAGGTCTGGAAAGCATTGTGAGTAGAGCACCCACACACGAACCTTATCCGTATCACAACAAAGGTGTTGATGTTGAAGTTGAGTTTGAGGAAGGACAGCCTAGCCCACCACCTGGGGCAGTTCCTGTTCCGCCAGGTGTAGAAATAGTGGCCAAGTAACATGAGTAGCTTTACATTTAATCTTGACAGTTTGAAATCCAGTGTAGGCGGTGCTACTACCAGCTTTGAAAGCGGCCTCTATTCTAAAACCAAAGATGAAGACTTAATCTACACTGGCGCAGACACTATTGTATGGGACAGATCCAATGCTGAACGACTGCGTAGAGGATTGCCAAGTCTAACTGATATTGGCTACCCACGACCACCAGAAGATACACCAGCGGCTACAGCACCAGCAACAGCTCCTGATGGTTCAGCAAAAACATTTGAAATCAAAGGTCCTCCGGGAATGACTCGAGAGCAGGCCTTGGAAATTTTTAAAAAACAAGCCTCTACTGGTAGTTTGGTTGGATTCAAGTCTGGAGATGTTCTCAGCGCAGCCACACAAGCAGCCGATGGCTTAGATTCAGCACAATCTTCACTGCAACAATCACTTGCTGGGGTAGGCGGCAGTTTGGGTGGGGGCCTAGGTGGAATCAATGTCAACCAAGTACAAAGCGGTATTGCACAGGCAGGAGGTGCATTAGGAGGATCTTTAGCAGGCACTGCACCTGGCTTGTCTGCGCTGGTAGGACCTGCAGTCAGTGCAATAAGTGGAGCCGCAAGTGGCATCATAAACAGTGCAAAAACACTGGCTGGTGGTGTTGCCGCTGGAATTTCTACTCTCACTGGCGGCATTGGCAAAGCACTGACTGGCGGCGCTGGAATGTCAGGATCAGTGGCTGCAACATCAATAAACACCATTAACAAAGCAATAACCACAGTACCAGTAACCAATCCCATTGACGTTGCAAATTTTGCCACAGCACCCACAGCATTGGGACCAATTGGAACAATGAATACCAGTCAAGTCACAGCTACACTTGCTCAAGCGAACAAATTAACTGGTCAGGCTTTTGACAAAATTAGTGATGCTGGTGCTGGTGGATTTGGATTAGACGTAAGTCAGTTAGAAACATCTGGTTTTGTCAAACCAGGTACCAGCAGTTTTATGTCCAGCGCCACTGCCACAGTGAGTAGTGTGCTTAAATCTCCATCTGTTTGGACTGGAAAAGAAGGTGTTAGCAGTTTGTCAGGCTTACTAAGCAATACCAGTGCGCAGAGTAAAATACAGCAAGATCTAATGGCCAAAGGTGTAGCTGGCCTGGGTGCTGTTGGTGTTCCAGTAACTGCGCTTTCAGCACAGGGTCTTGCTGGCATGAGTCTTAATGCCGCAAAAAGCCTGCCCAATGCTGAAGCTTTTGCCAAAGGACTTCCTATCCCTGGTGACGTGTCTGGAGCAATTAAGTCAGAGTTTGATACTAATGTGCGAGATGCGGCATTTGCAGTAAATCTAGCTGATGCCAAGGTGCCTGAACCCTTTAAGGCTATTGACATTCCCATACCCAAAAACAACACAGTGTCAAGAGCCACAGTGGATGCGGCAGCTACTCGCATTGCTGGCAATGACAAAATACCAACTCCTAACTATGGACCTCCAGCACCAGCTGATGATTCTGAAGCTGTAACACAGCTCAAGAATATTCAAGCTCTGATCACTGAAGTTGTACCAATGATCAATGCTCGACTCAAGAACATCTATGAAACAGAAGACAAAGTCAAAGCTCTGCAAAACCAACAACAAATTACCAGCAATGAGTGGAGTGCTGTGAACGCTGAGTATCAAGCCAGCCGTAATCAATACAACTCTGTTACTATACCAAGATTAGCAGTACTTGATGATGCGCTCAACACTGCTCAAGCCAAGGTAAGATTAGTTGTAGATAGCGATTACAAAACTCTAGCAAACATTCTTGCTGAAGGCGTCAAGCGTAGCAAAGCTGTGAGAGAACAGCTAGATGCATTGCGTTATAAAATTGCAGGGTATGGTGAGGGTGAATAACCCAATAAATACTGCATGGCAAAAACATTCATTGGTTTTAACACTCAAGGGCAGTACAAAAAGTTCACTCTTACCGGATTTGAGCTTATCAAGCGTGACCTCTTGAATGCTTTTAATATTCGACAGGGCCAGTTGCCTGGGCGCCCTGAATACGGTACTATTCTTTGGGACTATTTGTTTGAAAATCAACTTGAAGAATTGCAAAACAGTATCAACAGAGAAGTGCAACGTGTAGCTGGTGGCGACCCACGCATTTATATCAGCGACGTTCAAAACTTTCCCCAAGAAAATGGTATCTTGATACAAGTACAGCTCACAGTAATCCCCTCTACTGATGCCGAGCGACTTAGTATTTTCTTTGACAACACAACTAGAACAGCCTCCTACGTATAACCTAGCCGTTTTTGATGCCGATAAATAAAACATAGAGGCTCTAATAATGGCAACCACAACAAGACAAACAGCAATATTTGGTGTAGAAGACTGGAAACAGATCTACCAAACCTATCGCGAAGCAGACTTCCAAAGCTATGACTTTGAGACTCTGCGTAAAAGTTTTGTAGATTATCTGCGTTTGTATTACCCTGAAACTTTTAATGATTATATTGAAAGTTCTGAATTCATTGCTTTGCTGGACGTTATTGCGTTCATGGGCCAAGCTCTGGCTTTCCGCACAGATCTAAACACTCGTGAAAACTACATGGACACAGCCGAGCGCCGTGACAGTGTGGTTAAGTTGGCCAATCTTGTAAGTTACACGGCCAAACGCAACACAGCCGCACAGGGCCTGCTCAAAGTTCTCAACGTCACAACAACAGAAAACGTAATTGATTATCAGGGCGTAAACTTGGCCAACGTTACTGTGGACTGGGCCGACCCTACAAATCCAGACTGGCAAGAGCAATTTACAGCAATTATCAATGCCGCGCTGGTAGACACGCAACGCATTGGGCGACCCGGCAATCGACAAACCATACTAGGTGTGCGCACCGATGAATATGGTATCAACTTGGTACCTGGTTATTTGCCCATTGTACCTTACACTGCCACAGTTGATGGTATCAGCATGCCGTTTGAAGCCATGAGCTCAACCAGTGTGGGCGCAGACTATTTGTATGAGCCAAGCCCCACAGTGGGCAACCCATTTAACATACTGTTCCGTAATGATCAGCTGGGGTTCCAGTCAGCCAACACCGGTTACTTCTTTATGTTCAAGCAAGGCGTATTGCAGAACCAAGACTTCAACTTGGCTGAACGTATCAGCAACCGCACAGTCAACATCAATATTGAAGGCATCAACAACGAAGATCGTTGGTTGTTCCAACTTGACAACGTGGGCAATGTGAGCCGTGAATGGGAATATACCGAAAACATTTACTCTGCGGCAGCCGAACAGATTGGCACAGATTTACGTCCCATTTACACAGTTACTAGCCGTACCAATGATCAAATTACCCTGGTGTTTGGTGACGGCGTGTTCTCAGAAATTCCTGTAGGCCAGTTCCGTGCCTATGTACGTGCTTCAAACGGATTGCAATACATCATCAACCCTGAAGAAATGCAAGCTGTGACTATTCCAATCAGCTACATCAGTCGCTCAGGTAACTTAGAAACCATTACATTCACTTGTGGCATTACTCGACCTGTGAGCAACAGTCAGGCACGTGAAAGCATTGAAGCAATTAAACAACGTGCTCCTGCTCGTTACTACACACAGAACCGCATGGTCAACGGCGAAGACTACAACCTCTTTCCATACACACAATACAACTCAATTGTTAAGTCAAAAGCATTGAATCGTGCCAGTATCGGTACCAGCCGTTATCTAGACTTGATTGACAACACTGGCAAGTATTCAAGCACCAACACGTTTGGCAGTGACGGCGGCTTGTGGGAACAGAATATTTTGCCCACTGTTTTGTTTAGTTGGGCCAGCCGTAACGAAATTGCTGACGTGGTTACAAATCAAGTTCAGCCACAATTGGCTGACT